GCCCTTGGCAAACTGAAACGGGGTGGGGGTATTGACGATACCGTTGCTGAAGGTGCCGCCGTTGGCAAACGCCTGCACGCCCGATGAACCGAAGGCATTACCATTGGCATTAAACAGGCCGGAGATAAACGAGCCGATGCCACCACCCACGCCACCACCAGAGCCTGACTGGCTCAATGAGTTGGCAATGCCCTTGGCAAAGTCGCTGACGATGCGGTTGAGCGCATCCGCCAGCGGCTGCACGGAAGCCTTGATCTGCGGTTCCAGCACCATCGTTTTGAACAGATTGTACGTGGTATCGCGCAGGTTCTGGCTGAAGGTCTTGCCCGATTCAAAGCCGCGCATCAAGGCATCGGTCAGGCTCTGGCTGATACGGTCACTGGTTCTTTGAAAATCATCGGCGGCTTTTTTGGCCGCATTTTCGCTGGCTTTTTTATCCGCTTCCAGCTTGGCTTGAGTGGCTTGCAACTGCGGGCGAGCCGTTTCGGCATCGCGCAGACGGCCTAGCGCGCCAATCTGCATTTCAATCAAGGCGGCCTCAGCTTCGCGCCCCTTGATACCCTGCACGATAGCCAGATCACCCGCCCGCTGTGCGATCTGTTCGTTGTAACGCGCTTCAGCCGCCAGCGCCAGTTGTTCGGCGCTCTTGCCGATGGCGCTGTTGGACAGCTCAGAGGCCGCCGCTTCATCCAGTAGGCGCTGGGTCGTGTCGCCGATTTTCGCCATATAACGCTGCGCTGCCTGCTCCGTTTGCGCGGCGGCGCGATCCACTGGGACGCGAGTTGTTTTTTCTTTGTACTTTTCGTTGATTTTTTCCAGGCGAACTTTATGGGCGGCCTCGATCTGCTCCAGCACCGCTTTATTCCCTATGGATTGAGTAATGAGCTGTTGATAATATTTAGTCTCCTCAGCCAAATCCTTGCTGCGTTGCTGCGCCTTGCTTTGTCCCCCATTTAAATATCCAGACAAATCAGCCCGCGCGGCAAGGCTGCTGCCCGAACCTGCCACCATCGTTTTTTGTTTTTCCATTTGCGCATCCATCATACGCAGGCGATCTTCGCCCATACGGATGTCTTTTTCGTAAAACCCACTGAATACACTGTTTTTCATGTCAAGAATTTCGATATGTAACGCAGCGCGTTTTTGAGACAAATCGCTTGCCGACATTTCCTTGATTTTGCGCTGGAAGTTTGCAAAACCGTTGATAGATTCCTCAAACAACCTGGTTGCGGCATAGGTGGCCGTGCCGATTGCCGCTGCCACGAGCAAAAATGGGTTCGCCACCACAAAGGCACGAATAGCGGCGGTGGCGGTGCCGATAACCCCTGCCAGTGTGCCGGTGGCGGTGGCTTGCACAAGAGCTGCGGCGGCGGCAGCGCGCGAGGCGGCTGATGCGGTATAAGTCCAGCGCACCCGCATGACCTCAGCTTCCGCGACAGCAATCGCGGCGGCGCGCTCGGCCTGCAAGGCCAACACATAAGCTGTGCTGGCCTCAATAGCTTTCGCGATACCCAGCGTAGCCAGTGCGGCCCCCGTCGCAACGAAGGCTGCGGACACCTTGTCAAGATTATCTGCCACCCCGCCCAGCGCTTTCGCCAACCCGCCCGTCAATCCGCCGCCCGCTTTATCCAAACGCCCCACCTCAGCCGTCACCGCATTACCCAGTTTTGTCCAGGCGGCGGATACCGTCAGCGGCAAAGAACTGTATTCCTCTTCCAGTTTTGATTTTTGCGAGAGCAAGGAATTAACCACTTTATCGGCAGTCAGCTCCCCCGCCTCGGCCATGGCGCGCAAGGAACTAATGGGGGCATTCATCCCCTCGGCGACCGCTTTCATTAAACGAGGGGAATTTTCCATCAGGCTATTGAACTCATCGCCACGCAACACCCCGCTTCCCAGCGCCTGCGAAAATTGCAACATGGCTGATGCGGATTCGGCAGCGCCAGCACCCGATAAGCGCAGGCTTTTGCCGACCAGATCCGTCATCGCCAGTGTCTGTGTCTGCGTCGCGCCCAGTTCTTTCAAGGCAGGAGCTAATTTTGAATACAAGCCAAGCGATTCCTTGAGCGGGACCCCATTTTGCTGTGCAATGGCAAACAGGGCGGCATTGGCCGTATTGAATTCCAGCTGCGAGGTGGTGGCCAGCTTCAGACGTGCCTGCAACCCCACATACTCATCCGCAATCTTGACGATACCAATGGCCGCGCCACCTAGTTGAGACAGCCCGATATACGCCTTGGCATAACCTTCCAGTTTATGCAGCTCGTTCGAGATGGATTCAACGCCAGCGCGCGTTTTCCCGAACGAAGCGACATTGCTGCTGGTCGAACGCTCGACCTCGCCCGTCATAGACCGGATACCGCTGGTAACTTTATCCTGCCCAGTCAGGATAACGTCAATATTCAAACCTACCGTAGCCGACATATTGCCCCCTGTTTGAATTCACTGCATACTGTTGTCATGTTCAATAATATTACAAATTTAGTAGCTTACTTCATCCGGTTTTTCGTTATCGGCGGGGCGGTTATTGCCGCACTGATCTGGCTTGTTATCAAGATAGGCAATATGGACTTCTTCCCGGTACTGATGGGCGCGCTGCCTGCTATCCTGGTGCTATGGGCTTTTGCCAAGCGTTAAACACCGCCAGCGCCGCCCATTCCATGTGCTGAATATCGTTAAACATCGTCTTGTTGTCGCTGACGTTTAACCGTCGCATCACCACTTCTACGCCTGGGTAATCCAGCCCCAGATAGACTACACAGCCAAAGCCCGCCAATATCCTCCACTGGCTGCGGCAGGCAAGAAAGACTCCCAGGGTGGCAACGTTGTCCTGCCAGATTGCAAAACCCCCTTCGTTATGCGCCTTCATTGCAATGGATTCGGGGATTTCAATGCCGAACATGGCAGCATCGGCGGCGTTCTGGGCTTGCTGTTGGTCTGTGGTGACCGTGGGTCCCGTACCGCCCGCAGCCCAGGTGCGGGCGGCATCGGTCAGTTTTTTAGCCTGGCACCTTCCAGGCTGGCGAAGAAGCCTTCCACGATGCAGCGCGCGACAGGGTAGATGCTTAACAGGGTATCCAGGGCGGCTGGGCTAAACGCCAGCTCACCCGCGTTGTCTGCCACACCCTTCCAGCCTACCATCACAGTACGACAGAATGCGGCATCGTCCAGATCGCCCTCGCGCACGCGGGACAACAGTGATTCCACATCCGACTGTGACAGGCGGCTGAATTCGGCATCAAAGACGTTTTTGACCTTGCTGCCCGGCAATTCAACCGTGATCTGGGCGGTATAGGTTTCGGGGAGTGCGATTTTGAACATGGTAATTTCCTTAGGTTTTGGAGTACACAGCCTCGGCTGTGCCAGGTTTAGGTTATGGAGTACACAGCATCGGCTGTGCCAGGCTTAAATTATGGAGTGCACAGCCTCGGCTGTGCCAGGCGCAACCGAGGTTGCGCACTCCAAAACTTACAGTGCCAGACTTAGGTTGTGGAGTGAACAGCCTCGGCTGTGCCAGGCGCAACCGAGGTTGCGCACTCCAAAATTTACAGACAAACGATGCTGAATTCGTCGTTGCCCGCATTGGATAAAAACGCCATATTCATTTGCAGCATCTCGATGTTGTCGGCCTCGGATAACTGCATCGCATGGAGCTGGGTGACGGGACCGTTGATTTGCACCTTCTGACCAGCAGTGATGCCGTGCAGCAGGGTAAATGCCCCGGGTGTCGCATTCTTGCAGATCGTATAAAAATCCTTGGTCGCTACGGCCACATCCTCCAGCGTGATACTGCCGGTGGTCGTGCGGTCGGTCATTTGCACCGATTCGTTGTTGATCAGCGGGCGATAGACCATCTTGTTCCCCACGTCAAAACTGAAGTCGGCGATGTTGGCCGCCAGACCATGCAGGGTAGCGGTCGTCACGCCGGGCGCGACCCCCAGCGGTTGCTTGAATGCCCCCAGAGCGGCGGCAGGTATCGCGGCGTCTACGGCAGCCCGCGACAAACCGATAAAGCTGAAGCTCCACAACGGAGAGCCCTTGACAGAGAACTTGGCCTTGACGTTGCCACGACAGCCGGTAATGATGTGCAGCCTGCCGTCAATATTAAGATAAAACGACAGGGATTGTTCCGCAGCGGAAACAGGGGAATAAGTCACTGAGGTTGTGGCAACAATAGTTTCGGCCAGTGCGCAGCCTTTCATCAACATACCCCAGGCGGGTGCCGTACCCAACACCCCAGAGGCGGCGATTTCCACATCGAAATCAATAGTTACATGGGTATCGGCAATGACTTTGCCCTGGTTGGAGAAATACGGCGTGATGACCTTGCGGTCTATCTCGGTCGCATTGAGCGGGTTGATCTTGACGTTGGATACCAGCATCGCATTGGCCGCGCTGGTCGGTGACGAGTAGGTGGCGTAGGTGACTTCAGTCTTGGCCAGCAAGACCTGTTTGAGTGAGCGGATTGCCATTTCTTAAACTCCTTGAGGTGGATCAATCGGGGCTGGTTTTTTGGTTTTCAAAACCGGGTCAGGTGCAATAGGCGCAGTCGAGACTGCGCACTCCAAAGTTGGCTCTTCAATGCGAGTACGTTTACCTGTCTTTGGGTCAAGCATATAGCTACCGCCTTGCCCTGAAAATTCGTCGTCATACATGGTGTTATCTCCTGTCAAATTCCGTGGTGTATTCGTCCTGCCACCACAATTCATTATCCAACAAGCCCAACAGCTTGCCACTACTGAAGACCAGCGGGCTATACAGCTCATCGGGCAGCCAGCCAAACAGTGCCGCATCCGTCTGGGCGCGCAGTGCATCCATATCGCTGCTGGCAGCGAGCCCCGTTCCGTCGCGCATATTGCGCACCATCAAAACCACGGCGATACGCGGCGTGCGTTTCTGCGCTACCAGTCCGGTCATATAGCGCGCGGGGCCGCCCGCCTCGGCCACGGTCATCACAAAAGCACAAGGATACTGGCCTTTTATCTCGGCGCGTGCGCCAGCCAGATCGAGCGCCGACCCCACCCGCCTCAAGTCCGGAACCTGTGCCTGCAAGCGAGCGATAACCAGCTCGCGCAACATCACCAGCTTCCTCGCGCCGGACGGCTAAAAGCCGTCGCCTGTGAGTTGATCACCGCACCGCCATTCACGGCGACGGGTTGACTGGCCTGGTCAATACCGAGTGAGGCGACCCCCCGAGCCACATCACGCAGCTTTTTAATCGCATCGTCGTAGCGTGCCTTGACTGCGTCCGTGGCGCGAATGTCGAACAGCCGATAACGGGTAATGTCACAACTCAGGCGCACCAGCTCCTGAGAGGTTTGTGTCAAGGGCAGCGTGTAACGGCTGGCCAGAAAACCATTGATCTCCGCATCCGCATCGCGCAGCGCACCGTCTATCACGTCAGCATCAATGATGCCGGTCCGTCCCCGATCCGTCAGCTCCATCAATTCCTGGTAGCCGAAGCGGTCAATCAATTGCTGCTGGGAGGCGTACATGGTTACCCGGCAGCCTTGTCATCGGCGGCTGCCTTGTCATCATCGGCAGCCTTATCATCATCGGCATCAATTCCCACCTCGGTGACGATCAGCATCACCTCGCCCTTGAGCAGCGCAATTTCTTCCTGGCTCAGCAAGGCCAGCGGTATAACGGTTGCCTCTTTACTAAAGGCTCTCCCGCCGCGCCGAAACCCTTCCCGCTGGGAAACGATACTGAGTGCCTTGTGGCCTGCGCCGTCGTCGCGAACAGCACGGGATTTTTTAATGGTTGCCATATTTACCTCCTCACTACTCACTATTGGATGAGGCACGGCGCACCGTGCCTTGATTATTACGCTACCGTGCCGTCAGAGCCATAACCCAACTGCCAGAACCCGTAACCGCCTGCGGCGCGCGCTTCTGCGCCGAATTTGAATTTCTTGCGGCTGAAAACGTCATCCGATTGTGGGTCAACCTGCTCGACAAACACAGGGGCTTTGCGTTCCTGGTAGACGAAAGGCTTGACGGCTTGCGAGGTATCGAGCAGGAACCATGCAGTATCCGAAGTCAGGCGCGCATCTACCACGACCTCAAAGGTGCCGCGATAGGGGTTGCTGTCGTTGACGGCAAGAAACTCGCTGTTACGCAGTTTCAGTGCGGTGGTCTCCAGTGCGGGCGGCACCAGCAACACATTCGGCATGATGTTCAGTGGACGGCCTTCATCGTCCTTGAACTTGCGCATCGCAAGGCGAGCTGCGCCAAAACTGGCATCCGCTGCCGCACTCGATGCCGCCGACAAAACTTTAGTGCCTTTGTTTGATACCGACACGCCTTGCACAGGGTGGTCAGTATCAAAAAAGAACTGACCGTCAAAACAGATCGCCGAAAAACTGCCGTTGACCAGATCGGAGACGATTTCATCCGGCAACTGCTTGGCGGAAAAGCCTGCCATATGTGCCTGGGGCGCGTAGATGCCCAACTGGTCGTCCTCGATGTCATTGCGATCCACTTCGATGGTGGCTTCCCAATCCTTGTTGGCGATGCTGTACTTAAAGGCTTCCAGCGCCTTGACGTTCTTGTCACCGACCCAGGCGCGCATCTTGGGGAACTTGGATAACCAGGCGTAATCGTTCTGCGTCGTGGTCGAGGTGATTTTCATGGCGACCTTGTCCCAGGTGCTGGGGGCGGCTTCAAACGCATTGTTGAAGGTGGTCTTGAGGCTGATGAACAGCGTCGAGAGGTTGGCTTTATTGACAATCATGTGATTCTCCTGAGATTAAAATTACAACACCCAAACGCCATCGGCTTCCACGCCCTGCACGATACCGGCTGCGGAGCGGGTGCCTGCGCCATTCGTCGCGGCGACCGTCTGATCATCCGCGATATAACAAAGTTTGCCCTGGCTGGCCTGGGTAACCAGATCGGCAGCCAGATTGGCAAATTTGAAGGCGATTCCACGGCGCACCAGTGCCGTTTTGGCGCTGGCAGCGCCTCCCGTGTTGTCGGTCTGCTCTTCAGCGCGCCCCAGATACGTCAGGGTCGCCGCCGTGGCACCGGGGGTGGCCAGACCGGCAGCATTAGCCGCCACCAGCGCACCAGCATAAATTTTCACGCCAGCCGCGACCGGCACGGCCAGCAGCAAGCCATCTTTAAACGGGGTATTACGGTCAGCAACGAGTGCAGTCATAGCGTTCTCCTGGTAAGGTCAGTTAGTAGGCTGCCAGCGCAAGCGCAGCTTTGGTTTTTTTGAAATCTTCCGGCGAGGTCCCCATACAGCGACACATCGCCAGCTCGGACTCGGTCAAAACGGCGTTCACGTTGTCTGCGGGTGACACGCCGCTGGTCTGCGTCCCCTTGAGTGCAGCGACAGCGGTGGCATTGTCCAGATGCTGCCGGAGCAAGCCCAGATTCGACTTGCCGAGTTCGCGTGCCCAGCCTTCCTGCGCGGGCAGCAACTTGCCCACCGACAGGGCAGCGACCACCAGCCCGTCAATCTCGCCCGCAAGCTGCGCCCCGCGCAAGGCGGCCAGCTCGGTTTGCAACGCACTCATCACCTCGACCGGGACAAATTTCGCCGGGTCAGGGACAGCCCCCTTGAGCGCGGCAATCTGCACATCCTTGGCCGCCAGCAGACCGGGCAGGCTAAAGCTGGCAGCGGCGGCTTCCGTGGCGTTATCCGCCTTGATCAGCGCGACCGCCTTTTGCAGCTCGGCGGTAATTTCCTCCGCCGTAGCGAGGGCAGGCAGATTCAACATCCAGCGTAATTGCTCCAACAGCTCATCAACATCCATGGTAAGGCTCTCCTGTGAGATGGTTTCGGTAAGTAAAAAATGCGCAGCGGCACGGCTCAGCACATCATCCATGCCATCAATACAAGCGTAATTAGTGAGGGCGGCGGAATGCAGCCCCCGGATGCGCCCGGTGCCTTTCTCGTAAAGGATCACAGGCGAAATATATTTATATTCCTCGTTGTCTATAAAGGCCTGGGCGGGGGCTGTCCAGCGCACTTTGGCGAACAGGCCTTCACCTTCTGACCAGCGCAGTGCCGCACCGGAAAACCAACCGGCGGCGGGTGCGGGCTGACCATTCTTTTCAGACAGCAGGGTTTGATGCTCGTAGTCAACGACAAAGTCGTTCTGCCGCGCCGAACAATAAGCGATGACTTCAGCCGCAGCAGCAGCATCCATGACCCAGCTGTCCGCATCTTTCGGGCGACCATCAATGCCGCGAAATGTGCCCGCTGGGGTAAGCTGGATTTCACCCGCCGAATTTAGCCGCACCGAACAGGCGGCAACGGCAAAACTCAACGAAGATTGTTTGGGTTTGGATTTCATGGTTGGCATTGTGCCAACCGGGGGA